CTTGAAGAAGAAAACGGAATCATAGCTGGTCATGGTAGGCTCATGGCAGTTAAAAAAATGGGTTGGACAGAAGTTCCTTGTGTAACCATAAAAGGATTAACTAAAACACAAATAAAAGCACTTAATATTGCAGATAATCAAATAGCTTTAAATGCTGGTTGGGATTTAGAAAAACTTAAATTAGAGATTAAAGGATTAGACGAGGATAGTTTTAATTTAGATATATTAGGATTTAATAAGAATCAAATAGATGATTTTTTATTTGAAGAAAAACAAGGTTTAACAGATGATGATGCAACACCTGAAATAGACGAATCAAAAGTTAAATCTAAGTTGGGAGATATATTTATTTTAGGAGATCATAGACTAATGTGTGGAGATAGCACAAAAGAAGATGATATTAAAAAACTTATAAATGATAATAAAATAGATTTAATATATACTGACCCACCTTATGGCATAAATGAAAAAGGTGACAGATCAAATAGAGGTGGAAATTCAAAAATAGTAGGAGATATGAAAGGTTTAAAATTAAAAGATTTTAAAGATGATACAATACAATATGCTGTAGATTCTTATGTTTTATGTGAAGATATTATAAAAGCACCAAGACAGGTTTGGTGGGGTGCTAATTATTATTGTCATTATCTTCCATTATCAAATAATTGGTTTGTTTGGGATAAAAGAGTAGAAGATAAACATAAAAATACTAATTCTGATTGTGAATTAGCTTGGGTAAAATCAAAATGGAATTCAGTTAGAATATTTAGACATTTATGGAATGGTATTTGTAAAGGAAGTGAAATGGGTCAAAAAAGAGTACACCCAACCCAAAAACCAATAGCATTAGCAGAGTGGAGTTTTGATTATTTTAAAGATTTTAGTAATGTTTTAGATTTATTTGGTGGATCAGGTTCAACATTAATAGCTTGTGAGAAAAGAAACAAAAAATGTTTTATGATGGAATTTGAACCATTATATTGTGATACAATAATACAGAGATGGCAAAACTTTACAGGAAAAGAAGCAATACATGAACAAACAGGAAAACGATACAACGAACTCTAAAGCTGGTCGTCCTAAAAAGGAACTAGATGCAGAACAAGTGTATAAATTAGCACTAATGCACTGCTCTATGCAAGAGATGGCTGATTTCTTTAAAGTAGATGTTAAGACATTAAGAACTAATTATTCCCAAGAAATAACAAAAGGAAAAGCAGAGGGTAAAATTAGATTAAGAAAGAAACAGTTTGAAGTAGCTGAAAAAGGAAATGTATCAATGCTTATATGGTTAGGTAAACAAGTATTAGGTCAATCAGATGGACAAACAGGAGACGATTTTGAGGCTTTACCTTTAACAGATATTCTATAAAAAGAATCTATGGCTAAATACAAAGGTAGAGAAGTTTCATTAAATAAACCATTCAGAACTCCATCAGCTTCTAAAAAGTTTGGTGTGTATGTCAAAGACAATAGATCAGGTAAAGTTAAGGTAGTTAGATTTGGTGCTAAAGGTATGAGCATCAAAAAGAATATTCCAGCAAGACAGAAATCTTTTATGGCAAGGTTTAAACCTATACTAGCGAAGGTAAAAGGACAAAAGAGTTTATCTCCAGCTTATTGGGCAGTTAAATCTTGGCGAAAAGGTTTCAAAGTATGATCAAGTATTTTTTATTCATGCACATAATGGTAGCTGATCCAACTGCACATATTCCTAAAGTCTATGACTTTTGGTTTGAAGATTATCAGTATAGATATTTTGAAACAGAAAAAGATTGTAAAAGTAATGGTAATGAAATAATGAAATGGGCAAGGCAATCTATGGAAGATAAAAATTTAACTGTTTTAGACACTTGGTTTGAGTGTGTTGAGGTACAAAAGAATGAAAAAACATCATTTGATCATCAACTTAGAGGATATAAAAAAATATGACCTTACTGCTAGGCAAGAAATCATTAACAAAAGTTTCTTCTATCAAGCTAAAACTATACTCTTATATGGACACTATTTTAAAGACAGCAAAGAAGAAGTTAAAGACCAAACCTTCACGAGTAACTTTGAGCATCATTATGATTTGGTTGTTGTTAATAATATTCTTGAGCATTTACCTTTAGAATATTTAAGTGTAGTAATTAAAGATATGTTTAGTTACTCAAGTAAGCATGTAATGGTTATATTAAACTTTAAATCAGATTTGTTTAAACCAATAATTAAACTACTAAGCAAATACCCTAGACACAGTTTCTATTTTAATTCCTAATGTACGATATATATTTAGAACAAGCTAAGCTACTTCATCAGAACGAAAAGAAATGGCGAGGCACAACAGTAAGACAATATATCCCTGAGATTAACAAACTACGCAAAGAATACAAATTAGAAACCATGCTAGACTATGGTTGTGGTAAAGCACAGTACCATGATCCTAGTTGGAACGCAGTTAAGTATGATCCAGCGATACCTGAGTTTAGCACTAAGCCTACTGGTAGATTTGATTTAGTTATAAGCACAGATGTATTAGAGCATGTTCCTGAAGAACACATTGATGACATAATTGCAGATATATTTAATTACTCAGATAGATGGGTATTTGTTTCTGTATGTTGTAGAGAAGCAAGAGAAGTATTGCCTAATGGTATGAACGCACACGCAACAGTTAAACCTGAAAGCTGGTGGAAAGATAAGTTTAGCAAATATAAAAATTACAAATTAGTATTTACTGGCTAATGTTTGATCCATTTAATTACATGAAGGATAAGGATTTGCTTGTCATAGGAAATGCAGTCGTTGATAAAGAACCTGATTACTCAAAGTATAATTGCATTGTAAGAATGAATCTTGGAATTAAAACTAAACCTTGTGATGTATGGATAGACAACTTAGTTAATAAAGCACATGAGTTCTTAGGAGATATACCTGAGTTTAAAAACATTATTAGACTCAATGCAGAAAAGGACGGCAAAAGAATGGAACGATTACCTAAAGAACTTAAACCTTATGCTTGGCTATGGAACTCTAATGAATATAATTTTATGTGTAGAGAGTTAGGTTATTTAAGACCTACAACTGGATTGATAAGCATCTACTGGATACTAAATAATATTAAGTTTAAATCTATGACCATAACTGGTTATGACTTCTTTAAAACACCAAACAGATATACAATGGAAACTCATGCAACATCAGGAACATATGTGTACCCATCACATGATATTAGAAAAGATGAGTATTGGATTATGAAGTGGGCAAAGCAAGGAAAGTATGCCATTATCTGAACCACAAAGACAAGTTCTATCTAGCAACAAAAGATTTAGAGTCTTAATCACAGGAAGAAGATTTGGCAAAACACATCTTTGCATGATGGAGTTATTACGCAAAGGTAGAGATAATCCTAATGGTAAAATCTTTTATGTAAGTCCTACTTACCGAATGTCTAAAGAGATCATGTGGAAGAATCTCAAGAAGGTAGTTAAGAAATTAAGATGGGATAAATACATTAACGAAACTGAACTAACTATTGTACTTAAAAACAACTGTCAGATTAGCTTAAAAGGTGCAGATAAAAGTCCTGATAATTTACGAGGTGTAGGTCTTAACTTCCTTGTCTTAGATGAGTTTGCAGATATACCTGAAGAAGCATGGAATGAAGTATTGCGTCCTACTATTTCAGATAAGCATGTACAAGGTTCTGTTCTATTTGTTGGTACTCCTAAAGGTGTAGGTAATTGGTCATATGATATGTTTCAAAAAGGAAAGTCAGAAGATCCTGAATGGCAATCATGGAAGTTCACAACGATAGAGGGTGGTCAAGTAGAAGCACATGAGATTGAACAAGCAAAAAAAGATTTAGATGAGAGATCATTTAAACAAGAATACTTAGCTAGTTTTGAAACTTATGCTGGTGTTGTTTATTATAACTTTGACAGAGAGCATAATGTTAAACCTTGTAAGTATGATCCTGAAGCAGTCATTCACTTGGGACTAGACTTTAATATTGATCCCATGTCGGCTTGTTTATTTCATTTAAAGAATAATATTGCTCAATTCTTTGATGAGATTGTTATTTATTCTAGCAATACTGATGAATTTATTGATGAATTATTAAGAAGATACCCTAAAAATAAGATTATTGTTTATCCTGATCCAGCTAGTAGGCAAAGAAAAACAAGTGCTGGTGGCAGAACTGATTTAACTATCTTGCAAAATGCTGGACTTAGTGTTAAATGTAAAAATACTCATGCTTTAGTCCGAGATCGGATCAACTCAGTTAATTCAAGATTGAAAAATTTTGATGGTACTAGAAATGTATTAATTGATCCTTCTTGCAAAAACCTTATAAATAGTTTAACGAAACAAATGTATAAAGAAGGTACAAATATACCTGAGAAAAATGGATACGATCATATGAGTGATGCACTTGGATACGCATTAGAATATCTGTTTCCTATTTCTAGTAATTTACCGCCTTCACAACCTAAGAGATTTAGCTAATGGCATATTCAAGACAAGAAGTTTTACAACAACACGAACACTACTCAGCATTTTCAGAGAGATGGCAATATTTTATAAGATCATTCTTAGGTGGCGAAGAATACAAACAAGGAAGATACTTACAAGAATATAATCTTGAATTAGAATCAGAACTTTACAAACGATTACAATTCACTCCTTTGGATAACCATTGTAGAAATGTTGTTCATATCTACTCATCATTTTTATTTAGAGTTAAACCAGTAAGAGAACTAGGTAGCTTAGAACAAGACCAAACTATTCCTATGTTCTTAGATGATGCAGATTTAGAAGGCAGAGCATATGAAGCCTTATTAAGAGAACTACAAACTTACGCATCTATCTATGGTCATTGTTGGTTAATCATGGACAAACCAAACTCTAATGCAAGAACTAGAGCAGAAGAATTACAACAAGAGATTAGACCTTATATCAATGTTTATACTCCTGAGAATGTAATTGATTGGAATTACTCAAGAGCATCATCAGGTAAATACTATTTAGATTATTTAAAAGTTAGAGAACACTCTGACTCTAAAAAAGAAACATATCGTATTTGGTATTTAGATAGAATTGATACTGTTGAACTGTCTAAGATTAGCACAAGTGAACCTAAATTAGTTGATTCACAACCTAATGCTATTGGTCAAATACCAGCAGTTATTTTATACAATCAAAGAAGTCCTATGAGAGCAATCGGTATATCTGATTTAACGGACATAGCTGATTTACAAAGAGCAATCTATAATGAGTTATCTGAGATAGAACAATTAATCAGATTATCTAACCACCCTAGCTTAGTTAAAACTAGAGATGTTGATGCTTCTGCTGGTGCTGGTGCAATTATAGAAATGCCTGATGGAATTGATCCATCTTTAAAACCTTACATCTTACAACCTAGTGGACAGAACTTAGATTCAGTTTTAAAAACTATTTCTATGAAGGTAGATGCTATCAATAGACTATCTCATGTAGGTGCAGTTAGAAGCACAAGTGAGAGAGTAGTATCAGGTGTAGCATTACGAACTGAATTCCAATTACTAAATGCTAGACTAGCTGAAAAAGCTAACTTGATGCAATTAGCTGAAGAACAAATTTGGAGATTATACGCATTGTGGCAAGATAAAGTATTTGATGGCAAAATTATGTATCCTGAATCTTTTGACTTAAGAGATTGGGCAACTGATTTAGAAGTCTTACAACAAGCTAAAGCATCTAATATTAAATCTGATACTTTTGTTAAAGAACTAGATAAGCAGATTGCAAGAACAGTTATTGAAGATGATGATACCTTATCTAAAATTGACGAAGAAATAGATCAATCAACAACTAGACTTGGAGAGTTTCCAGTAACACCTATAACTACTCCAACAGTATAATATGGCTAAAGACCTACTGGAGAAACTAGGAGATTACCGACAAAATAAAGTTATTGATTTGTCCGATACTCATGTTGAACGATTACAAAAATCCTTACAAGAATTAGAGAACTTAGTTATAGCTGAAGCCAGTAAGATCAATCCACAAAGAGGTAGTTTAAAATTAAGAACTACGATTGCTTTAGAGATGCGTCCTAAACTCAAGCAATACATTGAGCAAACTTATCTTAATGCAATACAACAAAATATATCTGAGTATGATAAGTCAGCAAGTTGGTTATTAGCTACCTTTAAAGAATATCCTATACCTAAGAACTTTAAAGAGATTACTGAATTAGATTTAACAACTATACAACAATTAAAACGAAGTGCATATTTACCCTTTGAAGATTTAGGGAGTGAGTTTGTGAATGAGTTGGCACAAGAAGTTTATAACAGTACCCTTACTGGAAAGCCTACCGATCAAATGATTAATGATTTAAGAGGTAAGATTAATGGTATTTATCAATCTAGTGATGACCAAGAAGCACAAGAGTTAGTAGATTTTATAGCTAACAATCCTGATAAGACTGAACAAATTAAAACAGCGACAGAACGATTGCAAACTATTTATGGTAGGGATAGATTAGGCAATAACTTTAGAAGATATGCAACGCAATTAGTACAGGACAGCTTAATGGGATTTGATGGTCAATTTGCTAAGTATAGAGCAGATGAATTAGGTTTAACCTCTTACAAATATACTGGAACTACTGTAAGAGATACTAGAGATTTTTGTAGAAGAAATGTTAATAGAGTTTTTACAGAAGAAGAAATTAGAGAGATTTGGACATCGCAAACTTGGAAGGGTAAGGCACAAGGCGATCCATTTATTGTCAGAGGTGGTTACAACTGTCGCCATCATTGGCAACCAACCAATCCTGATTGGCTAGATGCAGAAGGCAACTACAAATTAGATTGACAAAATAGACAGTTAAAACTAAAGGAGTAAATATGGACGAGAATAAAAACTCGGTAGAGCAAACACAAGCTACTGAAAATAATGTGGACAAGGCAACTGATGTTTCTAATGAAGCAGAAGTAAAAGCTGAATCTAAAGCATTTACTGAAGAACAAGTAGAGGCGATAGTACAAAGAAGATTAGACAGATACAAAAAAACTGTATCCTCTAAACTTGATGGACTAGATTTAGAAGAAGCTAAAAAACTTCTTGAAGAAAAGAAACAAAAAGAGCAAGAACTCGCTTTACAAAGAGGCGAATTTGATAAAGTTTTAAAAGAAACAGTATCAAAAAAGGATAGTAAAATATCTGCTTTGGAATCTGAGTTACAGAAGATTAGGATTGACGAAACATTAATCAATACTGCTTCTCAACTTAAAGCAATTAATCCTAATGAGGTTAAAGCCTTATTAAGAAGTAATGTGAAGTTAAATGACTCAGGTAATGTTGAGGTAGTTTCTGAAAATGGAACACCAAGATACAATG